TGATGATCCTGGGACCTGCAATCGGACGGTTGCATTCCGAGGCCCTGGGGCCTGCGATTGAGAGGGGATTCAACATCATGTCTCGGGCGGGTATGTTCCCGGATCCCCCGCAGGCTCTTGAGGGCGAGGCCCTGACCGTGGACTATATAAGCCCGCTTGCGAAAGCCCTGAAGGCCCTGGAGGGCCGGGCGACTCAAAACGCCATGCAATTCGCTGTTCCGTTCTTGCAACTGGATCCTGACGCTGCCGTGGTGTTTGACGCAAAAAAGGCGATCCGGCGTGCGTGGGATCTCTACGGTGCGCCGACTGAGGCGTTGCGGAGCGAGGAAGAGGTTGCCATGATCGAGCAAGAACGTGCCAAGCTGGCGCAACTGCAAATGATGTTGCAAATGGCCGCACAAGGGGCGGCGGTAGAAAAGACTGGGGAGGAGGCTGAAAGTGCCAGAGCTGCTAGAGGATAGTGAAAGACAAAGGATTTACCGCCGGGTATTCGCATCGGGGGCGTTGGGACCTCGGGTACTGGGGGACCTGATGAGTTATGCCATGGTCCTTGACGCCGGCATGGAGCCGGACCCCCGAGGGCAAGACTTCATGGCAGGCAGGCGTGACGTGGTGCTCTACATTTTGGACTGCATGGGCATCACCCAGGATTACGAGGCGATCGCTCGGGCATTGGCAAAGACCCGAGTGAAACCGCCGCAACCAAAACCTCAAACAGCGGAGGGAGACGAATGACCTTGATGGATGATCCGAGCAAAAACGAACCCAAAGGAACCCCTGGGAATCCATCCGAAACCCCACCCGATGAAAAAGGTGCGGGTGGCGAACCGGGGACCCCGGAGATTCCTGAGTGGCTTCAGGGGTACGAGGATGAGACCCTTAAAAGCGAGGAGGCGCTCAATTAAAAGCGAGGAGGCGCTCAATATTCTCGGACGGTATAAGACCCCCGAGGAACAGTTAAAGGCCCACGTTGAAGCGAGAAAGAAGCTCGGGGAAAACCCGATCACTGTTCCCGGCCCGAACGCATCGGACGAGGAATGGGCGAACTTCTACAAGGCCATTGGGCGGCCTGAATCCCCGGACAAATATCAGTTTACTGAGGTTGAGGGCATGGAAGGCAACCCCGAAATGGACAAAGCGTTTGCCGAAACTGCCCACAAGTACGGTCTGACCCCGAACCAGGCTGACGGAATCAGGCTCTTCTTGGCGAATTACGCCAAAGAATGGGAACAGACCCAAGAGCAAACCATCGAACAGGTGAAGGCCGAAACGGAGAAAATGCTCAAGCAGGAGTACGGGCAGAACTATGAGGCCAATATCACCGCCGCTGACAAGGCCCTTCGTCAAGTATTCGGGGAGGAGGCGGCCAAGAAACTGGCTGCCGCAGGCCTGCACGTTGATCCCGACATTGTGAAGGGATTCGTTAAGCTATCTCAAGTTGTCGGAGAAGACAAGCTCAAGGGCATCGGCGAAGGTGGCGCGGCGCATAGCCCGATGACCCGCGAAGAACTTGAAGAACTGATGTCAAGACCTGAGTATTACGATCCTGCCAGGCGCGACCCTGCCCTTGTCCGCAAGGTCGAGGAGGGGTTCAAGCAACTGGCGGGCAACGCTTAAGGATAGAGGATCTCCGCCCCGAAGCGGTCGGGACCTGGCCCCAGCATTGGACACCCCAGGAACCCCGCAGAGGACACCCGGACAAACGCTAACCCCTGTTATTACCCTTGGAGGATGGAGATATGACAACGACTATTGACAATGCCTTCGTGACCCAGTTTGAAAGCGAAGTAAAGCTGGCGTACCAAAGGCAGGGATCAAAGACCCGATCCACGGTGAGGGTGAAGGATGCAAAGGGCGCGTCCACGGTGCGGTTCCCTAAGCTGGGGAAGGGTGCCGCTGGGCAGAAGAGCCGGAACGGCAACGTTCCCGTCATGAACCTGGCGCATTCCTACGTGGAAGCCATTATGGAAGACTGGTACGCTGCTGACTACGTCGACAAGCTCGACGAACTTAAAACCAACATTGACGAAAGACAGGCATACGCCCGCAGCGGCGGTTACGCTCTCGGGCGGAAGATTGACGACCTGGTGTTTTCCGCTGCCCGAGCGTCATTGCCTGCCGCGCAGAAAATCGCGGACACCTATTCCGGAACCATCACCAAAGACTACGCGAAAGCTGTTTTCAAAAAACTCAATGACAACGATATTCCCGATGATGGCGACCGGGTAGTGTTTGTCCCGCCCGCCGGGTGGAATGACCTCCTGGGCATTCAGGAGTTTGCCGACGCCGATTATGTCGGGCAGGGTAATCATCCCTGGCTGACTGGGACTCAGGCCAAACGGTGGCTCAACATGATGTGGGTGCCTCATACCGGCCTGCCTTCTAGTGGGTCAAGTTTGATTTGCCTGGCTTGGCATCGGTCGGCAATCGGCCTCGGCGAAAACGCCGCGATCAAGACATCAATCGACTGGGTGGCCGAAAAGGCGGCATACCTCGTTGACTCAATGATGAGTGCCGGGGCGGTCCGGGTCGATGATCAAGGCGTGGTGGAATTCTACTGCGAAGACAATTAACCGAGGGACAGGCCTGGGGACTCCTGGGCCTGACCTCAAGGGAGGATCCAAATGAGTTTTGATCGAACCTATCTCAACCGAATCCACCTCGGCGGGGAGGGCGGCAATTCGCTGTGGCATTACTGCGATGTCAACGGCGACAATGTGGCCTCCGTGGCGGGTACTTCGCCGAACACGACATACTTCAGCAGGGCGTACAGCAACCACGGAATGAAGGCCCTGGCCGGGGATTTCTTTATCATTGCTCCCGCTTCCAATTCCGGGACTCCCTGTTTCGGATATGTCCCGAGCGATTGGGATTCGAACGGCGCGAGCGTGATTATCAACGCGTTCCAAGCTGGCATTAGCTAACCAAGGGGGTCATATGCAGGCAATTGCCCTTCTATATGTGGCCCTCGCATCTGCCCTGGTCCCGATTGTTCGGGGCCGGGGCCACTACGGATGGACGGAATTCAAGGACAGGATTTTTGTCCTGCTCTCTTGCCTGGCCTTTTTAGCCTTGCTTCCGTTCCTTCCACTGACCACGGACGGCCCCATCCTATACCTGGGGCTGTTCGTGGCCTATCTTACCGCAAGCCTATTCTGGTGTGATGACCCCCGAGGAGCCTTAGAGGATTTGACCCGGTGGTGGGGGGTGTTGCTTTTTGCCTTCTGTTGCAGCCTCGCGCCGATGGAGCTTGTCTTGCGGGCGTTATTCTTGCCCGCCCCTTTTGTGGCGATCTATGGCCTGATGCACCAATGGCTCGCCATTGACCCGATCCACGAAGAAACCGCTGAGTTTTTACGGACCAGGCGCAAGAAAACACGCCTTTATTCCTGGCTGGGGAACAGCAATTACACGGCGGCATACTTGGCTCCTCAATTTTTCATCGGCTTTCATCTGGCTTTGACTGGCTCCGCTTGGTGGTTTGTCGGCTTGGTTCCGGTGGGAATAGCCATCGTTTGGAGCCGATGCCGGGCGGCCTGGTGTTCCGTCACAGTCGGACTAGCGGTCTTGGATTCCTTTGCTTGCCTCGCATTCAGCCTACCATTGGCAGGATTTTTTACGCCCTGGCCTGCTGGCATTTATTCAAAAGTCGGTACTTATTCGGCTGGGGGCCTCGGGTTTTCCGCAGGCGTTATTTCCGTGTTCAAGCGCAGATGAACCAAAAGGACCCCTCCATCCTGGGGGACCTTGAAAACGAAGGCCGGAACACGTTCCCGGTTGGCAAGAGGGCACACAACGATCACGCTGAAACTCTTGCCGAAGGCGGGCTCATCGGTTACGGCCTTTTCTTGGCTTTTGTAATCACGAGCATTCATTCGGCTTTTCCGCATCCGATCCTGGCGGTCGGGCTGGTATGCGCTTTCACGCATGCTCTTTTCTTCTACAACCTTCGTACAGCAGCCACCTCCCTCCCAGCATTTGGCCTCGCTGGTGCTGCTGGCGCGGTCCCCATTGCAGGGTGGAGCGCGGGTTTTCCTCCTTTTCCCGCGCTCCTCCTGGGGGCTGTCGCAATATGGATAGCCTACCGTCAAGCATGGCGGCCCCTGGTGGCAGGGGAATATTATGCCAAGGCTT